TCACTGTGAAGAACTCGTTGCCATCGACGACGATGATGGCCTCGGCGATGGCCCGCTGCAGGTCGTCGACCTTGATAGCGAAGCCACAGACGCCGCTCTTGGTTGGGGTCCAGGGGGCGAGACGCGTGGTGAGCGGCGAAATTCCCAGGTGGCCGAAGGTGCTCCGCGAGGTCGAGACCCGTTTGATGCAGTTGCCGAAGCGGCCCTCAGGTACGACCGACCAGATCACGTTGGTGGTGTCCACCTTCGAGTACTTCATCGCGATCCGGGTGGTGTCGTAGTGCGCCTGACCGTCGAGAAAGAGCAGCATGGTTTTCCTCAGCTGACAATGCGGTGAGACACGAGAGGCCGCCGCGTGGGACCAGCCGGCCAGACGACCGGGCAGATGATCGCGGCGTACATGATCCGTGGTGGAAAGACCTGCGTCGTCGTGTCGATCGGCGGCAGGATGAGCGCGCCGGGGTAAGCGACCGTCGGCGGGAAGACGCCCGCGCTGGGGGCGATCGTCGGCACGAGGATCGTCGGCGTGCCGCTCGCCAGCGACGGCGGATGGACGACGGCGGTCGAGCCGATCGGCGCGGTGATGATCGTGAGCGCAACGCTCGGCGGGAAGACCCCACTGCCGGGCGGCACGGTCGCCCCCGAGACCATCAGCGTCACCTTCGGTGCGAACACCTGACAGGTCGAGGGGATGTGCGCGGTGGTGACGAAGACCGGGCCGGGCGCCACCGACGGCGGGAAGACCTGCGCGGTCGAGAGGCGCGGGGCGGTGATGATGGCGACGCCCTGCGCAGTGAGCGTCGGCGGGAAGACCTGCGTCGGCGGCGCGATCGGCGGCAGCAGGATCGTCACCGGCCCCGGCGTGACGCTCGGTGGGCGCACGACGCTCGTCGGGGGGATCGTCGGCAGCAGGACAGCGACCGGGCCGGGGCTGACGGCCGGCGGGAACAGCCCCGCCGCCACCGCGCCGCGCCCGATGTTGTAGTGCGCGAGGATCTGCTCGGGCGTCAGTGCGAACTGGTAGAGCGCGAGTTCGTCGAGCCGCCCCTGCCACGAGGCGTTGTTGCTCTGGTCGTAGCCGATGCCGAGGCTGGGGACGTTGCCGGTCGCGTGCGCGGCGATGGTGATGGTCGAGTCGAACACGCCGTTGACGTAGAAGGTCACCGAGGTCGGCTGGAGGATGGTGACGGTGTGCGACCAGGCGTTCTGCGGCAGCGTGATCTGGCCGAGGATCGTCGCCCCGATGAAGATGAACATCTTCGACGGGTTGCCCTGCGTGCCCAGATACGGCGTGCCGACGGTCGGGCGGCCGGAGAAGAACGGCCGCTGCCCGGTGGTGACGGGGTAGGCCCAGATTTCGACCGTGTAGGTCTGCGGCAGGGTGATGGTGCCGCCCGAGGTGACGATCTTCGTACCGGCGAGACCGTCGTAGCCCATCGACGTATTGCCGCCGACGACCGGCGAGGGGAGGCCGAGCGTGATGCCGCCGCTGATCGTGCCGGGGCGGTTGCCGACGGTGGCAGCTGCTGTGGTGCCGGTGGTCTCGTCCAGCCGCCAGTAGTTGCTCGCGCCGTCGGCGATGACGGTGGCGGCGTAGGACGGCGCGCTGGAGATCGTCGGCAGGAGGATCGTCACCGGGCCGGGGGCGACCGAGGGCGGGAAGACCGCACTGGTCGGCGGCACGGCCGGGACGAGGATGATCGCCAGGCCACCGACGACCGACGGCGGGAAGACCTGCGACGTGGGCGGGATGGTCGCCGCGCCGATCGAGCCGGCGGCGACGGCGGTCAGCGCGGGCGCGTAGACGACGGCGGTCGAGCCGATGAACGGCAGCAGGATCGTGACCGGGCCGGGGGCGACGCTCGGCGGGAAGAGCGTCGAGGAGCCGGGAACGGTGCCGCCGACGATGGTGACCGCGCCGGGACTGACGGTCGGCGGGAACGGGGCCGCCGTGCTGCTGACCGGCGGGAGAAGGATGGTGACGGCGCCGGGCGCAACGGTCGGCGGGTAGGGCAGCGACGTCGCGGCGCAGGTGCCGGTGGTGATGTTGATCGTCACCGACGGCGGGTAGAGCAGGGCAGTCGAGCCGCACGGTGCCGTGGTGATGAACGTGAGCGTCGTCAACGACGGCGCGAACACCAGACACGTCGTGGGGACGTGTGCGCCGACGATGGCGATGGCGCCGACGCCGACGCTGGGGGCGAACGTCTGGGCGGTCGAGAGGCGCGTCGGCAGCAGGATCGTCACGGCGCCCGGAGTGACCGCGGGCGCGAACACCTGACACGTCGATGGGCAGTGAGCCGTGGTCAGCGTCAGCGCGACCGACGGTGGGAACACGCCGCTGCCGCTGGGCACCGTCGGCGCCGACACGAACATAGCGACGACCGGCGCGAACACGGTGCAGCTCGTGGGTCGGTGCGCGCCGATGATCGTGACTGGGCCAACGGCGAGCGACGGCGGGAACACCAGGCTCGTCCCAGCGACGGTGCTGGTCGTGACCGCGATGGCGCCGGCCCCGACGCTGGGCGCACGCACCACAGTCGCTTGGGGGATGAAGGCGGTGGTAATCGAGACCGGGCCGACGGTCAGGCTCGGGGCGAAGACGACAGCGGTCGAGGCAATCGTCGGCAGCAGGATGACGACCGCGCCGGTTGAGACCACGGGCGCGAAGACCTGTGCCGTGCTGGCGACGAAGCCGGTGGTGACAAGCGCGGTCGGCAGGCCGACCGTCGGTGGATAGAGCTGGAGCGTCGTGGCGCGCGGGGGCGTCAGGACGGTCTGCGCGACCGACGGCGGGAAGACTTGGCTGCTGCTGGGGACGGTGGCGTTGGAGACAAACGGCGTCACCTGCGGCGCGAAGGTCGTCGCGGACGAGGTAATCGGCGCGGTGGTAATGGTGACCGCGCCGGGGGCGACGGTCGGGGCGAAGCGCTGGTTCGCTGACGCGATCGTCGCGCCGATGATGGTGACGGCGCCGACCAGCACGCTGACGGTGAAGAGCTGCGCGGTGGAGAGGCGCGGCGGCGTCGTCACGCCGACCGGGCCGACGGCGACTGTCGGTGCGAAGAGTTGACTGGTCGGTGCGACGGGGGCGGTCGTGACGCCGACAGGGCCGGTCGCGACACTCGGCGGGAAGACCTGGCTGCCGCTCGGGACGGTCGCACTGCTGACAAAGAGCGCGACCTTCGGCGGGTAGAGCTGGGCCGTCGCCGTCACCGTGCCGGCGGTGACCGGCTGCATCGCCGCGGCGACCGTCGGCGCGAAGAGCTGCGCGGTCGAGGGGCGATGGGTGGCGAAGACGAAGTCGCCGCTGATCGTCGCGAGTTCGAGGACGAGGCGACTGGCGCCGTCTTCCTGGAGGATGTAGGAGCCGTCTTCCTGCAGGAGGTAGTAGACGACGACGACCGCGCCGCCACTCACCGACGGGGCGCGCACGATGGCGCTGCTGGCGAGGGTCGGCAGGGTAACGGTCTGTGGGCCGCCCGCGCCCTGCACGATAGTCGGCACGCGCACCAGCGCGGTGGTGGCGATGGTCTGTGGGGTGACGGCCTGCACCGCTGGCAGGACGACGGTCGGCACGTAGAGCTGCGCCGTCGTCGCACGCAGCACGGTGGTGACGCCCTGGCTGGGCGCCAGCGCGACCACCGACGGCAGTGACACCGCGGCGGTCGAGGCGATCGTCGTCGCTGTGACGGTCTGGAGCACCGGCGCGGCGGTCTCCTGGATCTCGATCGTGTGCGCGCGATAGGGCGCGCTGCCGGCGGTGGAGACCGTGTCGGCGATCGGGTGCGCGGTCAGCGACGCGCGCGTGTGGACCGACATCAGCGCGGCGGCGCCAGCCGGCTGGATGATCTGGTTCGTCCACCCGGTGGGCGGCGTGCCGACGGTGGCGACCGCGGTCGAGCGACTGCCGCAGCGGACGCCCCACGAGGTGCCGCCGAGCGTCGAGAGCGTCAGCGCCGGGTAGACGATGTTGGTGGTGTTGTTGGCGTTGCCAACCGCGCTCGGGCCGATCGCGAGGGTCTTGCCGCTATCGGGGCGCAGGACGAGACAGGCCATCCAGCCGGCCGAGCCGAACGTGCCGCTGGTGTGGTTACTGGCGGTGGCGATGGCGCCGACGGTGACGAGCGCGAGGGTGTTGGCGGTGCCCGACTGGATGGTGATCCAGGTTGGCACCGTGCCGCCGGCCGCGGGGATGCCCGGCACGGTGTTGCTGCCGCGCAGGGCGAACATCAGGATCAGATCGCCCGCGGCGTGGGTCGGGATGGTGACGGTCGTCCCGACCGCGGAGTTCTGCCCCTGAACGATCACGCGCTACTCGCGCTTCTCGGCGGTCGAGAGCCAGTCCCAGAGATCGACCACGTCACGCGAGGCGCGCGGCGTCCACCCGGCTTTGTCGGCGTACTCCGACAGCAGCGCGAAGTCTTCCTGCGCGAGCGTGACCGATAGCGGGTCGCTGCCGTTTGACGACAGCACGCGATGCTCCGGCTCTTGGGGAGTCGGCGCCAACGTGCTGATGGCGTCCAGCGCCTCGAACAGCCGCGCCTCTTTGCGAATCGTCGTCGCGTTGCGTTCGCCCTTGCCGTCGCCGCCGCTCAGGAGCGCCGAGTGCAGAAACTCGAAGCGGCGCGGCCCTCTCGGCCCGTCGAACACCAACACACGCGTCGTCATACAGGCTCCTTCACCACGGGCGGTCCCGGTGGGGGCAGCACCGGCGAGGTTGGCCCCGGTGGGACGATCGTCCCGCCATGCGCGATGATGACGGCTTCGATCTCCGCTTCCGCCGCGGGTTGTTCAGTTTCTGGAATGGTGTCGAACGACGCGTCGAAGGCGACCGAGTTGGCCCGCTCGTACTCGGCGTACATCGGGTCGGTCACCTGGATGTTGATGCGCGACTGGAAGTACGACTGCTGCGTCGGGAACTGCTCCTTGTCGGCGTAGGTGTCGTAGTAGTACTTCAGCCCGATTTCCCGCGTGCGATTGGTCGTGATCGTGTAGCTCGCCATTAGTTCACCGCCACCCAGACCGCGCAGTAGATGTAGATAATCTGCCCAGAGTCGAACCCCCTGAAGTTCGATCCGCTGAAGGACATATACCCGGCGTTGACGCCCCAGGTGCAATTCCCGGTCGTCCAGCCGATCCCGTCATAGGTGCAGTAGGCATAGCCACCGTCCTGGGCCATCGTGCAGCCCTCGGGCAGCGTGCAGGTGTACGAGCCGATGTGGGGCGCACCGCCGTTGACAGTTCCCGAGATCAGGAACTGAATGAACATCATCTTCCCCATGCGGGCGTAGCACATCGTGCCGGCGTAGGGAAGGTGAGGCGCGCTGATGTAGCTGTTCGGGTTCACGCCGATGACCCACCCGATCGGGTTCGCGCGAGCGTAGTCGTAGAGGCCACCGGCGGCGCGAATGTGCGCGCGCGCTTCGATGTAGTTCGGCCAGACCGCGCCTTCGAGATAGAGGCCGGTGTTGGTGTAGAGGCCGTAGCTGCCGTGACTGCCGAGATACCAAGTGCTCTGCTTCGCTGCACCAGCGTTCGCATTCGCAGGGTAGATGTACCCGCCCGCGGTCCAAAGATTTCCCGCGTTGATGTCCACCTGATTGACGACCAGCGTGCCGGTGATCGAGCCACCACCGGCGCTGACGGTGATGCCGGCCATGAAGTTCGTCGCCCCGCGGCACGTCAGATCGCCGAGGCTGTTCGCGGTGGTCGTCGAGATGAAGCTCGCGGCGCGGATCGGGGCAAACACCGACGCAGGCGAGTCTGCTGAGATCACCTCCAACGCCGCGTCAGCGGATGAGTTCCGCAGCGCCGGAAAGGCGGTCGTCGTGCCACCGAACTTCAAGGCCGGATTGACGGCCCCAATGGCGGGGAGCAGGAGGGCGCCGGACAGCTCCAAGCCGCCCGTGCGACCCAGTTGCATGAAGCCTTGCCACGCACCCAGGGCATCGTTCAATGCCCCGAACCGCAAAAATCCCCCAACGTCTTGAACCAGCCAGTTCTTCGCGTTCACACCGCCAGTGGTGTTCTTCATGTAGTAGTACACGCCGGCAGACTCCAGGATCAGATTCGGCATCGTCTGCAGCGCTGTGAACACGTTCGCCACGTCGCGGCGCGCGATGTTCGAGAACAGCACGCCCGAGTCTTTGATTAACTTCCCGCCGGTGCCATTGAACAGCACGACGTCGGTGTCAACCGCGGTCGCCGGTCCCAGCACGTCGCCGGTCCCGGTGGCGGTCAGCCACGCGGTGTCGTAGTCGGCGTTCGATTGCTTGATGAGGAGCTGCCCGGTCGTGCCACCCGGCTTCACACCCGGCCCGGTCAGACCAATCGGCCCCTGCACACCTTGAACGCCCTGGAGGCCGGTGTTGCCAATCGGTCCCTGGATACCTTGGATGCCTTGAATGCCCTGATCGCCCTTGTCGCCCTTCGGGCCGATGACGCCTTGGATGCCCTGCGGTCCCGTGTTGCCAATCGGCCCCTGCACGCCCTGAATGCCCTGCGGGCCGATCGGTCCCACCGGGCCGGGAATAATTTGCCACGCGCCGCCGACACGAACTTTCAGTGCGCCTGCCATGATTCACCGCCGAAAATACACGGGGACGCCGAGATAGGCCGGTTCGCTGCCCGTCACTGAATGCGTGTGCCCGCCGAGGCCGTGGGTGTGCTGCGCGATGCCGTGCGTGTGCTGCGTGATCCCGTGCAGGTGGTCGGTCACCGTGTGCGTGTGCTGCGCGATGGCGTGCAGGTGGTCGATACCGAGCACGGTGTGGCTGTGCGCGGGGTACCAGTGCGCGTGGTCGCCGACGCCGTTGACGCCCATCGTGTGCCCGTGCCAGCTCCCTCCTTCGTCGGTAGACCCCGAGAACCCATGCGAATGGAATTGGTCGGTGCTGTTAAAGCTGCTGCCGGCGTCCGCGCCACGCGATCCATTGGCGCCACCCGTGTTCCCGCTGAAATTGTGGGTGTGATTGCCCCCTGCATCGACCCAGCCGGTGTGACTGTGACCGCCGCCGTTCGCGACGTAGCCTTCGGGATTGGAACTCGACGTGGCGAGCAGCGACCGATCCGCGCCCGCCGTGGCCGGCGGCCCGCCGGTGTTCGCCGTCAGCGCGCGATCCGCTGCGCCGGTCGCCGTCGGGCCGTCGAGCGCCGTCACCGTCGGCCCATCGGTGTTCGTCGTTCCGGTCGCCGCACTGGCGGTACCCGCCACGCCCGCCACCGGCGTCCCGGTGTAGGCCGCCGCTGCTTTGCGGTAGTAGCCGGTGAGCGCGGGCGTCGTGAACGCTTGCGCGGTCAGCGTCGCCGCGCCGACCTTCAGGTAATCGGTCGCGCTGCCGTCGCAGGCCTGCCAGCCGGCTTCCTGCGGCGCGATCGGCCTATCCGCGAGAAAGCCGTTCCCGCAGTCGCCCGGCGCGAACTCCCAGATGGTGCCGCTCCAGCGCACGGTGTGGTTGTAGGGCGCGAGGACTTGGTAGAGCAGGCCAGAGTCTGCTGCGGTCAGGCCGGTCGGTTGCTGCGCGAGCGTGCCGGAGCGAATGAGCTTGCCGATGTGAACCAGGTCGTTGCCGCCGAGTTCGTGGGTGTCCGCGTGCGGCACCCCCGCGAGACCCGGATCATCGGTGTCGAACCAGAGTTCGTAGGCCGCGCCGGGATCGGACGGGCCGATGAACACTTCATCGCCAGCGGAGACGGCCGCCAGCACCTGGCTGACGGTCGCCTTCTTATTGATCGCGGTGCCGGCGGGGTCATCGACCACCACCAGGAGGTCGTCGCCTGACACCGACGCGATCGGGTCGAGTTCGGTGATCCGTTTGTCGGGCATCGCGCATCTCTCAGAGCGCGAACCAGCCCGAGGCGTGAACCGTCACGTTGATGTTGCCGCCGTTCGGGGTGACGGGCATCCCGGTCATGCCGGTGTCGTAGAAGACGCACATCGCGTCGGCGGTCGGCGTGGTCGTCGTGTCGTTCCACACGATGATCGCTTCCGACTGCGCGCCGGTGACGGCGGTCCAAGTGAAGTCGGCGGTATCGAACACACCGTCCACGATCGTCGGGGTGGTGAGCTGCGGCGAGACGGCGATCTTCGCGCCGGCTGGGACGTCGGTGCCGTAGGCGTAGTGGGCCGCGCCGAAGGTGTAGGCACCGCTGTCGATCAAGGTGGCCTTGATGATGTCGGTGTCCATGTCGTGCTCTTTGTTGAGCAGACCCTGCTTGTATTTGTTGTAGAGGACGTTCGCCATCTCAGACTCCTTCAGCCGAAAGCGGAGGCAGCATGATCAGTTGGTCGGCGGGGCGGCCGTCTTCGCGGTCGCCGGCTTCGAGTCGCGCGTGCGAGCGGATCTCACAGGTCTGGCCGAAGCCTTGCCGGCAGAACTTCGCCCACTGGTGGTGGACCCACGACACGTAGCCGGGCTCGTGAACTGGATGACCCTCGGTGAGGACCGCGATCTCCCAGTAGAGGCGTCCGACGTCGTCGGTGGCGCAGGTGAGCCGCATCTGCGACGCGCTGCCGAAGAGCAGGCGGCCGAAGCGCGCCGCGTTTTTCTTCACCAGCTCGTAGGTCGGGCGCTTGGTCGAGTCGGGATAGACGCGGTACTCCCAGAACGACCAGCGTTGATGCTGGCTGTTCGGGTTCATTGCTGGCGCTGCTTGTCCGGCGGCTCCACCAGGATGTTGTCTTCGGCGGCCTGCACGGCGACGGCGGCGTCGCGCGCGTCGAAGAAGTGCATCTTGAGCGGGCGCTGCCGATGCGACGGGTCGGCCCAGCACAGATGACAGATCGGGAACGCCGTCATCAGGCCAGTCTCGTCGTCGCGCGCGACGCCCACATAGGGATGCGACTCGGCGACCGTCCCACAGCCAGAGCACATCACTTCAGCCATTAGTACGGCACTCCCAGGATCGTCAGGGTCGCACCGGCGCCGACGCCGTAGAGGTCGGAGAGCTTGACCGGCCCGGTCGAGAACGGCCCGAGCACCAGCTGCCCGCTGACCGCGATCGGAAAGCCGGTCGTCGGCGTGACACCAGTGACCGAACCGATCGCCGCGACCGCGCCGGTGGTCGTGATGATCAGCTGCCGGTAGGGGATGTTCTTGCTCTCGTCCGGCACGCCAGCCGTCCCGCCGTAGACGTCACTAAGACGCTTGGACGGCGAGGCGGCCAGGGCGAGCTGCAGCGTGACGACCATTGCTCCTCCTACTGCTGATCGATCGTGCCGGGGCTGCGGTCCTTGAGTGACGGCGGCTCGGGCGGCTCGGCGCTCGGCTCGAAGCGCACCGGTGCCAGCGGCAGGCCGCTGACCGAGTTTTCGGTCTCCTCGCCGCCGATGTTCGGCACCGGCGGGTTTGACCACAGCACCTGCGTCAGCCCGTTCGGGCTGTCGACGGTCACCTGCGGGTCGGAGCCGCTCTGCGTCACGCCGTCACCGGAGAGGCCCGTGTCGCCGGGCGACATGACCGGGTCGGGCCAGAACGATTTCAGATCACCCATTGGAAGCTCCTCAGATCACGAAGATGTGCATGTACTCAGGGTCAGCGAAGTAGTCGCCGCCGAAGCCATCGAGTCGTCGCACGCGCCGACAGGTTCGTCGCTGCATCGCGTCCTCAGTAGTAGCCGATGGACGCATCGGTCTCACGGTAGTCGCCGCCGCCACCGAGGCAGCCGCAGTCGGCTTCCGGCCAGCTGTCCCACAGATCGTCGGGATATTGTTCGTCGTCGCGCAGCGAGAGCATCTGCACGCCGTACTTGAACTCGGCGGCCTTGTTCTGCGCGAGCGTCGCGTTGAAGTACGGGTTTGGCTTGTCGGGCGTGCCCGGCCAGAGAGCTGCTTGCGCTAACGCCCCAGCCACAAGCACTTCCGCTCCGTCAGCGAGCACGCCCGAGAAGACATCAGTGTCGGTCAGACGCGCCCCTTGCCGGTGATACACGGCGGTCAGTGTCGACCCACTGCCCGACGGGTAGTAGCGGTAGCGCGTCTGACCGAGCGTGAGCGGGTCGGTCGAGGGTGACGCCGCGACCAGCGCCGTGCAAGGGCCGCTGGCCGTGACGCCGACTGGGAGTTCGTCGAGCGAGTGTGTGAACGAGATCCGCACGCCGCGTGCCTGATCGACTACGACCTTGAAGCTGGCGAAGTCGGGCGGCAAGACGGCGTAGAGATCCGCCGGGAGTGGATTGAGCGTCAGCCCGCCGCGCATGAAGCCCCAGCGGCGCGCCGCCAGCAGCTGCTTCCACGCGGTGTTGACCCATTCCCTGGCGAGGAAGGTCGGTGCAGCAGGGCAGTAGAGCCGCACCGTCCTCCACGCGTAGCCGAAGTCTTCTGCCACGGCCTACTTCCCGATCGCCTCGAAGCGCGCGAAGTAGGTCGAGAGGTTGACGCCCTGCGCGACCTCGACGCCGGTTGTCGAGACCAGCCACTTCACCTTGCCGCCGCCGGTCGTGGGATCCGGGTTCCAGACTGGGTAGAGGTAAAGCGTGCCCGCCACCGCGGTGGTGAAGAACATCACCTCGATCTTCCCCATGCCGAGATCCCCGGGCGTGATCGGGTCGCCGGTGGTGTTGTAGACGGCGGGACCGGTGTACCCGCCGATCTTGCGGATGCGCGCGCTGCTGCTGTCGTGAAACGCGCCGATCGATTTGTCGATCGTCGGAGGCATGTCACAGCACCTCGGGCAGGTTCAGGTCGACGAGGATCTTCTGGTTGCCGGTGCCGCCGGTGACGTCGGTCACCTTCGGTGACGCGACGGTGCCGAGCGGCTGGGTGGTCGGCGCGGTCCCCATCGCGAGCAGCACCCCGAGGTCGGTCGCGCCGCCGAGGACCGAGTCGCCCGCGACAAACGCGGTGACGTTGGCGTCGGAGGCACGCACCGGGCACGGGCCGCCCTGCTGAATGCAGCAGTAGTCGCCCTTGTTCGGCGCGACTGAGCCGAACACACCCGCCACCTGGTTCAGCGCGGTGCCACCGACGCCGGTGACGAGGTAGTTGGCGCGGTCGGCCCAGTAGGCCGGGCTGCCGGTCTTCGGCACCGCAGCGGCTGCCGGATCGACGCGCACGTACTGGAAGCGCTTGGTCCGCGGCGGAACCGCTGGTGTGGCGCGCCCGGTCGGGTGCTGGATCGAGAAGCGCGCCCCGAGCTGGCCGGGGTAGTTGTTGACCGGCGTGGCTTCCTTGGTCGGGTCGCCGCTCTGCAGGTAGACGGCGTTCTGTTCAAAGACGCTGGGCATGATGTCTCCTTAGCTCCCGATACCCGAGAGCACGCGCGACAGGCGCAGCGCTTTCACGGTGAGGTTGCCGGCGAAGAGGATCTGTCCGGCGACCTGGTTGTCCTGACGAGCACCCTTGAAGCCGGTGAAGCCGAAGGCGAACTTGCGCGACTGCGCGATGTAGAGGCGGATGTAGGCGTCGTCGCCTGAGGGGCCGAAGTTCAGCCACCAGAAGGTCTCGTTCGGTGCGTAGTAGTTGCCCAGGTCTTCGTCGTTGACGCCGTCGGCGCCCGGGCAGTACTGCGACATCGTGATGGTGGCTTTGTCGAACTTCATCCCCGGCCAGTTGATCTCCGGCTGGGTGGTGTCGATGATCTGGTGCGGGAGGAAGTTCTCGGCGATGAAGCCCATGCAGCGGTTGGTGGTGATGCCGATGGTCGGCGCTTCGTTGCCGATGATGCAGCTGAAGTAGCTGTGGCGCAGCACGCGGTAGCTGATTGGCTGCCCACCGAGGTTGGCGCTGATGAGACCGGTCGGGGCGTCGAGCGCGGGCGAGACGTCCGCGCGGGTCTGGCCGCCGTAGGAGGGGAAGAGGTTGCCCGCCCAGCTCGCGGTGGCCGCGGAGCCGAACGCCTCTTCGAGGCCGTTGATCTCCATCGAGCGGTCGTCGCCAGCGATGGCCTGACCGTGATGAAACGCCGCGATTTCCAGGATCGCCGACATCGTGAGCGACGCCTGCGCCATGTCGGTGCGGATCACCGAGAAGGCGGCGCGCGGCCCGGCCAGTTCGACTTCGAGGTCTTCGAGGAACTCAGTGATGCCGACCTGGTAGTAGCGCGGGCCGAAGAGCAGACCGGTGCGGGTCTGCCGCTTGGTAATGTCGAACGAGGTGCCCTTCCTGTACGCGCCACCCTTCATCGGCTTGTACATGAAGTTTTCCTGGATTTGCGGCCCGATCCACTTCCGATTGAAGCGCGATTTCGCCATCGCGATGAAGGGACCGGCCTTGAAATAGCCGTCTACGACACCAGGTTCGATTTCCTTGGTGACGGTCGTGTTGACGTCGTCGAGCTGAATCGCCACAGCGGCCTCCTAGAGGCAGAGCACGGGTGGATCGGGCGGACGGCTAGCTGCCCCCGCGCCCGCTCTGCAGTCGTTCGTATTCGGCGACTGCGGAGTCGAGCGTGTGGACAGCGGGGCCGTCCTTGGTTTGGAGCACGTCGAGCGGCGAGGCTTCACTGCGAAGCGGGAACGGGTGCGCGGGCGACTGCGCCGCGCGCGCCTGCAACCGTTTCTCGACCTCGTCGTTGAAGCGCTTGTCTTCGGCTTCCTTGGCTTTGGTCTGCACCCGTTCGCCGTAGCGCTCGTTATAGGAGTCTTGCAACGAGTACACGCGACCGGGCTGGCCGACGATCGGACGGCCGACCTTCGGATTGCTGACGATCTCCATCGCGTCCAGCGGCTCGCCGAACATGGCGTAGTGCTTGGCCGCGGTGGTGGAGATGAACGCGCTGACCGCGATGTAGTCGCGCCCGGCGTCGTTGATCGCTTCGTCCGCCATCCGACGGATCTCTTCTGCGGAGAGACCAGGCGACTGCAGCGGCTGGGTAGGCGGCTGCTGCACGGGAGGCTGCTGATGGCCGTTGGCCTTCAGCGTCTTTGCCTCTTCGAGCGCCGACTTGTTGACGTCGTACCAGCCGTTCAGCTTTTCGTAGTGCTCGTTGAGCGCTACTTCCTTCTCGCGCAGTTGATCCATCGACTTGCTGTAGTCACTGCGGGCCAGCGCGCTGTCGCCGAGAATCGTCACGGCGTCCTTCGCCTCCGCGGCCTTGAAAATCTCCTCCGCCTGTGCGCGCTGCTCTTTGGGGAGCTTGGCGAGCACGCCAGCGAGTAGGGATTGGCCTGACTCAAATGCACCCATCGAAAACTCCTCCGCCACTGAGGCCAGTCGCACGACGCCGACCCTCCGCAGGAACTGCGGGCAAGATCGATCGCGGACCTCTCAGGAGCGCGTTAGGTTGTTGGTGGAGTCGTTGTCGGAGGCGTCGTCGTCGGCGGGCGAGAAGCTAATTGCGGCGCGGACCCTTCTTGGGTTCCGGGGTCTCGGGCAGTTCCTGATCGGGACGGTCAGGCGCGCTACCGGGCAGCTCCTGATCGGGACGGTCGCCAGGACGCCGGCCAGGCAGATCGTGATCGGGCGACGGTCCACCGGGACGAGGGCCGACGGGACGTTCGCCAGGCCGCTTCTCGTCGGGCAGCTCCTGGTCGGGGTGCGCCGCGTCGGACGGCGGGTACATCTGGATTTGGTCCATACGCGGATACTGTTCGTCAGTGCTCATGCACGTCTCCTTAAACCGAACCGGCGCCCGCGAGGCCCCGGTCCATGCCGCCCATCGGCGGCGCGGGACCAGCGGCGGTGGGCGAGACCGGGCCGGAGCCGGCGCCCATCAGGTCAGCGAGGTACTGCTGGATCATGTCTTTGATGAGCGCGAGCTGCGGCGCCTTGTCGGGCGTGACTTGGGCGAAGCTGTCGAGCATGTCGGACATGGTCTGCGCGGATTGCGTGATGCCGGTCAGGACTTCGGGTGGCATTCCCTGCGAGGGGATGCCGCCGGTTGCTGAGGCGAGACCTGACATCGAGAAGCCGTCACCGCCAGCGCCCATCGGGGTCGGGGAGGGCGGCGGTTGGTCGAGCGCCGTCGACCCAGGTGTGGGGCCGATCGCCGGGAAGCCGGCGGGCGGGAACGACATCAGCGGGCTCCGCCAAACGGCTTGGCGCCGCGCATCGACTTCTGCGCGAAGGTCGCCTTGCCCTTGCCGAACGGCTTGCCCTTTTTGTCCTTGCTCATCTCGCCCTTCTTCGCGAAGGGGTTCGGGTTGTCTTTCGCCATGGAGGTCTCCCGGCTCGCGCCGACGCGGGCGAGCATGTCATCGAAGGTTTCGCGCCCGCGACTCACCGCGCCACCCGCCGTCCACCGCGAAACGCGCGGCCCTTGGTCGGGGAGAGCGGCTTGGTTGGCTTGGTCGGCTCGGTCGGTTGGGTCGCACGCGTCGGCCGCGAGCCGAGACGGCCGAGGGTGTGCGTGGTGATCTCGGCGAGCTGCTCCCCGGCGCGCTTCTTCATCTCCGAGCCGGTGCCGCCACCGATGCCGCCACCGAAGCCAGCGATGTCGCGCTGACTCACCGGCGCCCGCCGCGGAAGCTGCGGCCAGCGAGCCCTGCGGTCGCCGCCTTCTTCAAGCCCTTGCCACTGGCGGAGGCCGATTCGCCCAGACCCTTCACCGATCCCTGGAGGTTCGCGCCCGACTTCGAGAACGACTCCTTCGCGCCGCCGACGCCTGGGGTGAGCGCTTTGCCGACCCCGACTGTGGCGTTGTGGATGCCTTTGATCGCGCCGCCGATCGATTTGCCGATGCCGCCCAGGAAGCCCATCTAGCGTCTCCCGCCGCGGAAGCCGCGGCCACTGGCGAACGATTTCCCTCGGGTGAGCCCGCCCATCAGCTGGCCGATCGCGTGGCCCATGCCCTGCGCGGCGCCGGGACTGGCGAAGCCGCTGTCGCCGCCCATGGATTTGTCGCCAGCCATCGACTGGTCGCCGCTGAGGTCGACGCCCTTGCTCATGCCTGGTTCGACCTGTGGCGAGAGGCCACCGCCGTCGGCGCCGGGCATCATGCCCTTCTGCTGCAGCTGCGCGCCGAGCTTGTTCGCCATGCCCGAGCCGCCAAACCCGGTGAGGCTCTTCGTGGCGTTCTGGGCGCCCTGCTGCATCTGCGGGATGAACGGTGCGACCGGCATCAGCCTCTCCCCACCTTGCGGACGGCGCGGCGGCTGGCCGCGGGGCCGTGCCACTTCTGCGATCCGGGGTTGCCCTTGGTCATCGAGGCGTAGAAGACCTGTTTGCCCTTGGTGTCGCCGTACTGCGACTTCATCTCGCCGAGCACCTTGCTGCCGGACTTGGTCAGGGGCATGAGCGAACAGCGTCAGGGCGGGGCTGTGGCTGGGTCAAGACCCCCCTGTCCTCAGTGCCATTGGCACTGCGTTGGCACAGCCCTGGCACTCTGCATAAATCGGCGGTTTGACACGAAACGGAGGGCAACGGAGGCGTCCACGACACGAAAAGAGGGGAAACAATTCGATCGGACTTATCTCCCCTGGTTGGCACTCAGGGGCGGGTCAGGAAGCGGGGGGTCGCTGGGCCGAGGTAGGCGCCGACGGTGTTGTAGTCGAACCACTCCTGCGCCTCGTCCTCGCCGAGGTCGCGCGCGATGGCTTCGAGCACCAGCTGCTCGTCGTAGAGCACGGCGGGCTCCTGGTTGAAGCCGAAGACGAGGCCGAGGATGGCGTGGTCGAAGTGTTCGGGGGGGTCGAAGAAGATCAGTTCGAGGTCGTGATCTTCAGCGTAGCGGGTTAGCTCGGCGCGGCGGTCAGGCGGCGGGGTCGGGGTCGGGGAGGAGCGCGACGTAATGCTCGGCCGACGTTGGGAGATCGCCCGGGTAGTCTTCGAGCTGCGCGACGATGTCCTCGTCGAGCGGGAACTGAGGGCCATGGGGATCAGTCAGCTCCTCCAGGCGCTCGGCCTTGCTTACCTGGCGCCCATTCGGGAGGGGTGAGCCCACCGGCGAGATCGTAGATGCGGCCATGAAGTTCCTCAAGGCTCATTCTACCGCGGGCGTGCGCCTCCCACATACTGCGAACCTCGGCGACGAAGCGCGGATTGCGACGCTGCGACGGCGAGAAGAGACCCTTGATGCTTTCCCACGCCACCGACTGGCCCTGATTGGGGAGCAGGCGGTTCGCACCAGCTGCACGCGTGGCGGCGTCGCGGTAGAGCGGGTGCAGGCCGCTGATGCCGGTCGGCGCGCTGGCCGGGCCGCCCATCACGTCGAGGACTTCACGCGCCGAGCCGCCCATCGGCCGGAAGTGCGAGCCGCCGACGTGGTGCGTGTCGATGGTGACCGAGCGCGGATCGCTGGGCACGTTGATGTTGTTGAAGAACGAGCGGACCTTGTGGCCGTCGCCGACGCGCATGGAGATGTTGGCGTCGCTGCCGTCGTGCAGGATCGAGAGGCCGTTCTCGATGTTCAGGTAGGACTGCCAGACCAGGCGGGACGGCGTGCCGTCGGCGTTCATCGCGACTGGCGAGGTGATCGTGCCGTCGGGCGCGTAGATCGGGTACTGCTGCGCCGGGTCGGTGAGTTCGCTGTGCGCGCGTACCATGTGCGCCTGCTGACGCACCGGCAGCTCGCTCCACGGGCGATCGATGTACGAGCGGGTCTCCGCGGTCTTCGCCGCCGCGCGGGCACGCGCCTTGGCCGCGGCAGCGCCGGTGAGCTTGTTGTCGACGATCCACGACTCGGCGGACTGACGGATGGTGTCGGCGAAGCGCGTGAAGTGCTCCGCGGTGAAGAGCGGGTCGGTGTCCTGGAACTCTTTCCACAGCCGCGCCATCCGCTGCGCGAGGTTGATGTTCTGCGGCCACGGTTTGCCGGGGCTCTGTGTCGCAACCAGCCCCGCGCCCTGGTCGCCAGTGACGCCGACTTCGGCCGCGGCCTCGTTGGCGATCCCGTGTGCGCCGGGGTACCACTCAGCCGACGCCTCACGCGTGGCGCGCGGCTGCATCCCGATCAGCGCGTCGAGGTTCTCGGTGAAGCGATCGACAGCGGCGTCGACCACGCCGCGATCGTTCATGCGCGCCTCGCGTGGCTTGAGGAGCGGATAGCCGCGCACCTTCTCGGCCATCTTGCCGAGGAGCGTCGGGTCTTGCGCGGCGTCCTCGACGCCAGTCACCAGCGGCACGTTGTCGGGAGCTGGCCCGATCTTCTTGCCCTTGGGCACGCGCGTCGAGACGATCAAGCGGCCGTTGACGCGCTCGACCGGCGCGACTTCGAGATGGCGCGCCTGCTCTGGTGTGACCTCGCCCGCGAGCTTGGGTGGCGGCGTACCGATGTCCGGCAGCTTCAGCTCGCCTGACTCGTCAGCGTAGAAGCGTCGGCCTTCACTGGCGATCGCGGTGCGCGCAGCTGGTGAGCCGGCGACGTGGTGCGCGGCGATCCCGGTGCCGAGGCCTGCAGCTTCGGCAGCGAGATCGGTGTACTCCTTGGGGACGCCGAGATGTTCACCGGCGGCGTGGACACCGCTGCCCGCGAGCGAGCCAGCGAGGAGACCCACGCCGACCTGGAGCGGCGCTTTGATGAGCGCACCGGGGACAAACGGCGTCGCCGCTTCCATCGTGCCGCCGAGGAGATCCGCGGCACCGCCAGCAGCTCGCCGCAGGCGTGGCCGTGGATCGGCTGGGTCGTCGATGCCGTGCAGCACCACGCCGAGTGTGCGGGCGCCCTCAAAGGCGCGCGTGCCGCCGGTGACTGGGGAGATCAGGAGCTTGCGGGCGTACGACTCGTCCTGACGCTTGTGGCCGGCGCGCGCTTCGCTGGCGGTCGTGCGAACGCCGCCGCCGGTCTTGGCGTTGGCGAGGCGGACGAAGGTCGGCTCGGGCGGGTCGGGCGGCAGCTCAGGCTCGGCGCGCACGTCGAGCGGCTGATCGAGATCGACCTCGGTGCCGGGACGCAGCCACTCGCGGTAGCGACGCTCTTCCTCGGGCGTGCGGCCGGTGACGATCGTCCCCGCGCGGATCGGCCGACGCGGACTACTTGTCCGACTCGGTGATCGTGGTTCGGCCATCCGACTTCTCCTCCATCTGCGGCGACGCCTGTCCCGACGCGGGTCGGCCCGCGGGTGAAGTGGTCTGCCCGATGCCCATGGTCTGCTGCGCCTGCAGACGTTCGGTCACGGTGACGGGGATGCGAACCTCGAGGATTTGCCCTTTGACCGGGTCGAGGGTGAAGGTGCGCTTGGTCGCCGGATCGGTGTACTCCGGCATCTGCGGCATCCCGCCCGCGGCCATCACGCCCATCGCGCCGGGCGTGTTCATCACCTGGCCGACCATGTTCATCAGCACGTCAGGCGGCGGCGGTTCCAGAGGCGGCAGCGGGATCGCCGGTGGGGCGCCGACGTTCGGCGTTTCGAGCGTTTCGTGCAGCGACCAGAAGTCGTAGTAGCCCATGCGCGCGAGCTGCACGCGCATCATCTTGCGCTCGGTGGCGTCCATGGCGAGGACGCTGTTGGGCGCGACGACGAACACGAACTGCTTGTGGAAAAACTGCGCGCGCTGGTCGCGGCTGGTGGTGCGCGCGTCCAGCTCCGGCGTGTAGCCCGGCATCCCAGGCGCGAGCGCGGGCACGAAGCTCTCGGGGTCGAAGTCGAAGTCGTTGAGCATGTGGCCGCCCTGCCCGAGGATCTGCACGCGCTTCTGCTGCGTGAGGAACTGGAAGTAGTTGACCTTGATCATTTCGCTGAAGTCGCGCAGGAACAGTTCGACCTGGCGCGCTTCTTGACGGATCTCGGGGGTCAGGGCTTCGTAGTACTTCTGGATCGTGTCGGCGCTGGGCATCTGGCGGAGCTGCAGGAGCGCCGAGAGATTCGCGGTACCGGAGAGGTCGGCGAACTTCGTCGTCAGCTGCTCCCACATCGCGATCCCGAGCTGGATGATCGAGGGGTTCGGGCCTTCCTCTTTTTTCCACGGGTCGCCGAAGCCGGGCATCACCTTGACGCGCTTGCCGGGGCGCCGCGGGTCCATCAGCTTCATCGTCGCTTCGGAGACGGCGTTCCGGTTGTAGGTGATGTCGGGATTGGTCCACTGGCGCATCGCGAGGCGGATGTCGTTGACTGTGTCATTGATCGCATCCTGCAGCGGCAGGAGGTCGTTGAAGAGCGGGATGCCGAGGAACTGCCAGGGGACCGACCAGAGCTTCAGCCGGCAGAACGGGAACATCCCGTGCCAGTAGGTGTTCGGGCCGTCGTAGATCAGCGTGTCTTCGGTGGCGACGATCAGGCGCTTGCGCGGGTAGAGCGGCTGATTGGGTTCGACGACGTAGGCCCAGTTGGTGCCGGGCGTGCCCATCGGGATCGGCTTGCCGGTCAGGTTCCGGGTGCGGTCGTTCAGGTAGGCGCGGTAGAGCACGATCGCGCCCGCGCGCGCCTTGCGCGTGGTGGCCGCGGTGCCGGGATAGGCGATCGAGTCGAGCGGGTCGGCAGGCGAGATCAGACGAGAGAGGCCGGTGCGGAAGCGGCCCATCACCTGGCCGAGCAGGGTGTCGGGTGAGGCTTTGAAAAGATGCGCCTTGGTCGGGTACATCCCGCGCAAGACGTTCACCGTGTGCTCTTCGCGGAAGCAGACGCCTTCCCAGAGCTGCGCGCTCCGACCAAACGACGGGCGGAGTGGGAGCGTGTCGCGTGGGTCGCGGGCCGTCAGCTGGTGTGCGCCGCCCAGAGGTGCGTGCGGATCCCAGTCGATGACCAAATCACCCGTGCCGCCCGCCAGCGAGTACTTTACGCAGTCGCCGAGGTCCAGGTCCATCATCGTCGTGACCCACTCAGCGAGCAGGTACTGGTTCAGCATGTTCGCCTGAACCTGGTACTCGGGATTGGTCTTCCAGCCGGCGACCGGCTTGAGGTCGGTGATCGCGGAGACGTGCGCCTGCATTGCCTTGCGCGTCTCGTTGATCACGACCTGCGGCAGGTACTTGGTGCGGCAGTGCTCGCCACTGAGCTGGTTGCCGACGATGTAGTCCTGCGCCTTGCCGATCAGGTCGTAGCTCGGGTCGGCGCGGTTGATCGCGTCGCCTTCCTGCACCCACTCGCGCAGCCAGCCGATGACGCGCGGGTCGCCGTGCGACAACGCGTCGGCACTGGCGCGGGGGAGATCGAGCACACCGCTGGGCGAGAAGTCGGGCATCTTAGTCCTTCAGATGGCTGAGCGCTGATGGCGTGTCATCAGACACGCCTGGGCCGTAGGCCGTGTCGGCCACGCTGGCGTCGCGTTTCAGGTTGGCGGCGTTCTTCTTGACCCACGCCGGGTCGGGCTGCGCGCCGCCGGTCCAGCCGGGCGCCAGGCTGTGGTCGTGGACGTTGCTGCGGTCGTTGCTCCAGCGCCGCCAGTTGATCTGCTGGCCTTCGCCGTTGCGCGCGTCCTGTTCGCTCTGGCGCTCGATGTCGCGCATCTTTTTGAGCGAGTCGATGACGACCGGGCGGTTCCTGCCGTCGTGCGCCTCGAAGGCCTGGAAGCCCGGGCCGCTGGCGGCGTCCATCCGCCCGACCTGCGGGAT